AGTTGATACATCATTAAGAAAACAAAGACGAGAAAAATATCCTGAAAATCCTGACACTTTTGAAATGCCATTTTTATTTGTTTCGGGAAATACAATATTAAATGACATAATTGACTTTACGGCAAATATGACTTTAATATCTACAGATAATGTAGATACGTTTGATGTTTATATTAATGGTGATTATTATGGTAGTGATTTACAAAGAATTGAAATTACCACAAATGATGTTTTGAGGATTGAAGTTACAAAAGATAATAATTCTCTACCATCCAACATACTATTCGAAAACAAGTTAGTTTAATCTTCTCCATAGATATCTTTCTTTTCTTTACACTTTTCAATAATCAAATTTTCCAAAAACTTATAAATCTTAATTCCACGTTTATCACAGTACTTTTTTAGGATATCATGTGATTCGGGGGATATTTTAATGTTCTTTATTTCCTTCTTAGTTTTCATGGGTAGAAAAAAGGCAGAATTAATTCATACCGTTTATAAATACTTATACAAAAGTAAAGTTTTTTCGTAAAAACTTGAATATTTATCAATAAAATAAATCTGTAACAGAATAATTTAATAATGGCAACAGCACAAGCAAATCAAAAAGTATTCGTATCACCAGGCGTATACACATCTGAAACCGACTTATCTTTTGTAGCCCAAAGTGTGGGGGTTACTACATTAGGTATTGTAGGGGAAACCTTAAGAGGTCCAGCATTCGAACCAGTATTCATAACAAACTACGATGAGTTCCAAGCATATTTTGGAGGGACTGAACCCGTTAAGTTTTATAACACTCAAATTCCTAAATACGAAGCGGCTTATATTGCCAAGTCGTACTTGCAACAATCAAACCAATTGTTTGTAACTAGAGTATTGGGATTATCAGGTTATGATGCGGGTCCATCTTGGAGTTTATCATTAATTGCCAATGTTGACCCAACAACAATCGGTGACCCATCAAACGCAACAACTTTCACTGCAACATTTACAGGTGATGCATCAGGAAGTACGGTTACTTTTATTGGAGGAGCTTTACCTGCTCAAGTTCAAGCAAACTTGAACTTACAATATAGAGTAGCTGATGGTTCAACATCAACATTACAAGGAGACTTTGACGCATATTTAGGTCAAATAATTGACACTCCATCATTATCGTCAACAACTGCGGTTGTTTATGGTGCAATACCTAATGCGGATTACGACACTTTAACAACAACATATAGTGCGGTTACTGACCCTTACAATTGTGTTAATACTTTTAACGATAATGATTTATCTTCAGCGACAAACGACCCTTGGTTCTACGCTAACTTTGACATTTCATCAGGAAATGCATATACAGGTTATTCATTCTATTATGTTGTAGATACTTTAACTACAGGAGGTACAGGTACATTTACAGGAACTATTACAGGTGAAAGTTACAGTTTCACAGGAACTGCTTACACTGAATTCAATAATATGGTTGTAGGTACTATTCGTTCAAGAGGTATTTCATTATACTCAAATAGTTCAACAAGTGAAAACCATGGACCTGTTTACGAAGTGGGTATCGATTACAATAACAATAATGCTTGGGCACCGAATAATTTACAAATTGTAAGTACGGGTCAATACTCAGGAATTACAGATTCACCTTTTGCAACATTCTTATTATCAGGTGTTACAAAAGATAATGATGTTTTCGCATTTGAAACTTCATTATCGGCATTATCGGCAAAATACATAACTAAAGTATTAGGTGTTGATAACTTTGGAAAATCAAGATTTGAAACACCTATATATGTTGAAGAGGTTTACCAAGGTAGTTTGAATTACGCTTACAACCAAGGTTACATCAGAGGTTTAAATTCAGAATTAATTGCATTACCAAGTGCAAGAAGTCAATCAAGTCAGTCAATTGCTTGGAATTTAGAAAGATACCAATCACCTGAAACACCATATATCGTTTCAGAATTAAGAGGTAACAAAGTTTATAACTTATTTAAGTTCATTTCAATTTCTGATGGTGACTCGGCAAACACTGAAATTAAAGTTTCATTGGCAAACATGTCATATAACAATATGTCTTTTGACGTATTCGTAAGAAACTTCTTTGATACTGATGCTAACCCTGTGGTTATTGAGAAATTTACAAACTGTAACATGGACCCAGCGTCAAATAACTTTATTGCTAAGAAAATTGGTTCATCTAACGGTGAGTTTGCATTAATTTCAAAATACATAATGGTTGAGATGGCTGACGAAGCTCCGATTGACGCATTACCTTGTGGTTTCTATGGATACACACAAAGAGAATATTCTGACGTTACTGAATTCCCATCACCATATCCTAAATTCAAAACTAAGTATGACTATCCAGGTGAAGTTATTGCTAACCCACCATTCGGTACTGCAACTGGAGGTTCTAACTCTGTTGAATCACCAGGAGATATTGTAAGAAGAACTTACTTAGGTTTCTCAACTCAATATGGTATTGATGAGTCATTCTTAACTTATAAAGGAAAACAAAACCCACAAACAGGTTGGGAAACTGCAACTGATTCAGTTAAATGGAATGTATTAAGTAAAGGTTTCCACATGGACTCAGGAGCAACTGTTGTAACTATTTCTAATAGTTCAATGTCAAGTGGTCAAACCGCGTTTGAATGTGGTGTTGCAGAATTTAGAGAAGACCCAGCAACTCAAGAAAATCCATACTACTTTATCTACTCAAGAAAATTCACTATCTGTTTTGCTGGTGGATTTGACGGATGGGATATCTACAGAGAATGGAGAACTAACGAAGACAGATTCCAATTGGGAGCGTCAGGTTATTTGGCAGGTGCATTTCCATCATCAAGATACCCAACTGCAACAGGTGACGGTATGTTTAAGAGAATTGTTGTTCAAAACAATACTCAGGATTTTGCAAACACTGACTACTACGCATACTTACTTGGTATCTTAACGTTTGCTAATCCTGAAGCGACAAACATTAACATATTTGCAACTGCAAGTATCGATTATGTTAACAACTCTAATCTTGTAGAAGAGGCAATTGACATGGTACAATACTCAAGAGCAGATTCAGTTTATATCTGTACTACTCCTGATTACAGAATGTATACACCTGATGCTTCAAATCCTCAGGACATCATTTACTCACAAGAAGCGGTTGACAACTTGGATAACACAGGTATCGACTCTAACTATACTGCAACTTACTATCCTTGGATTTTAACAAGAGATACTGTAAACAATACACAAATTTACTTACCACCAACGGGTGAGGTTTGTAGAAACTTGGCATTGACCGATAACATTTCATTCCCTTGGTTCGCATCTGCGGGTTACACAAGAGGTCTCGTAAACTCAATCAAAGCTAGACAAAAACTTACACAAACTGACAGAGATACATTGTATCAAGGTAGAATCAACCCTATCGCAACTTTCTCTGATGTTGGAACTGTAATTTGGGGTAACAAAACTTTACAAGTTGCTGACACAGCACTTAACAGATTGAACGTAAGAAGATTATTACTTCAAGCTCGTAAGTTGATTTCAGCAGTAGCGGTAAGATTATTGTTCGAACAAAACGACCAGATTGTAAGACAACAATTCTTGGATAGTGTTAACCCTATCTTAGATTCAATCAGAAGAGACAGAGGTTTATACGATTTCCGTGTAACCGTATCATCTTCACCTGAAGACTTAGATAGAAATACATTAACAGGTAAAATCTACTTAAAACCTACGAAGGCATTAGAATTCATAGATATCGAATTCTTCATTACTCCAACAGGAGCTTCGTTTGAAAACATTTAATAAACTAACGGGGGTACTAATCATACCCCCTTTATTTGCCAAATATGAAAAGACAACTTAGAGAGGGATTTAAAGGTGAAGGAACACCAGATATGAAATATTATGCGTTTGATTGGGACGACAATATTGTTCACATGCCAACAAAGATAATATTAAAGACTGATGATGGTGATGAAGTTGGTATGAGTACAGACGATTTTGCGGAATATAGAAGTAAAATCGGAAAAGAAGATTTTGAATACAACGGAGACACTATTGTAGGATTTGGTGAAGACCCGTTCAAAAACTTCAGAACTGCGGGTGATAAAGATTTCTTAGTTGATGCAATGAGAGCAAAACTTGGTCCAGCATTTAATGACTTTAGAGAAGCAATTAATAACGGTTCAATATTTTCAATCATAACTGCAAGAGGTCATAACCCCAACACTTTAAAACAAGCTGTTTACAATTATATTATTGACGGATTTAATGGTATCGATAAGGACCAACTAGTTAAGAACCTTAAAAAATACAGGACGTTTGTAGACGAAGACGATATGACGGACGATGAATTAATCAAGTCGTATTTAGAACTCAACAAATATCATCCAGTGTCGTTTGGTGATGAAAAAGGAGCTGCCAACCCTGAAGAAGCTAAGGTTCGTGCAATGGAAGATTTCGTTTCTTATATTAAAGGAATGGCGAATTTATTAAGTAAAAAGGCGTTTGTAAAAAATGACATTTCAAATAATTTCGTTCCAGAGCAACCTATAATTGGATTTTCAGATGATGATGTTAGAAATGTAGAAGTAATGAGTAAACATTTTAAAGATAAACCAGATAATATAGTTAAAACTTATTCTACTGCTGGTGGCGTTAAGAAGGAATATAAGTAATGAATAACCTTAACAAAATAAAAGTAAAGAGAAAAAATTTTTAACAAGAGTATATTTATAGAAATAAACAAAACAAAAAAAACAAAATTAAAATAACATGGCTGATTTATTAATGAAAATGCCGATACCTTACGAACCGAAACGCCAGAACCGTTTTATCTTAAGGTTTCCGTCAAGTTTGGGTATCAACGAGTGGTTTGTTGAAAGCGCTTCAAGACCATCTATTAAGATTGGTGCAACTGAAATACAATTCTTAAACACATCTACATTCGTTGCAGGTAGATTTAACTGGGACCCAATTAGTGTTAAGTTCCGTGACCCTATTGGACCGTCTGCTGCTCAAGCACTTATGGAGTGGGTTCGTTTACACGCTGAATCAGTGACAGGTCGTATGGGTTATGCTGCGGGTTACAAAAAAGACATCGACCTTGAAATGTTGGACCCTACAGGAGTTGTTGTTGAGAAATGGATTCTTTATGGAACTTTCTTAACTGATGTTAACTTCGGAGCGTTATCTTATAGTCAAGATGCGTTGGCGGATATCACAGCTTCTTTAAGAATGGATAGATGTGTGTTAGTATACTAATACTATTTACATAAAATCATACTCACTTATATTTAACCGTAAAGCTAATAAACTTTACGGTTATTTTTTTATATGGAAAATCAAGCAAGAGACTACGGTCAAGAAAATTTTACACTACCACACGATGTAGTTCAGTTACCTTCACAAGGTATATTTTATAAAAATAAAAAGAAAACCTTAAAGGTTGGATATCTTACTGCTTCCGATGAGAACATTCTTATGGGTGGTGCAAATGATTTAACAATGACCTTGTTAAGAGCAAAAATCTATGAGCCAGATGTAAGAGTTGAAGATTTAATTGAAGGTGACGTTGAAGCAATTCTAATCTTTTTAAGAAATACTGCGTTTGGTCCTGAAATGACTATTAATGTCACTGACCCTGCAACTAAAAAACCATTCCAAACAACTGTAATGTTAGATGAGTTATCAATTGTTGGTAACCAAAAATCAAATGAAGATGGTACCTTCACGGTACTTTTACCAAAGTCACAATCTACTATTAAATTAAAACCATTAACTTACGGTGAAATCATGGACATTAATTCCATGGCGGCAATGTACCCACAAGGTAGAACAGTACCACGAGTTACTTGGAGAATGGAAAGAGAAATTGTTGAAGTAAATGGTTCATCCGATAAGGCGGGGATTGCTAAATTTATTGAGTCAATGCCAATTATGGATTCAAAATTCATCAGAAAATTTATGAATGAAAATGAACCAAGATTAGACATGAACAAAACTATTATGGCCCCGTCAGGAGAAAAACTAACAGTGAATGTTGGTTTTGGGGTCGACTTTTTTCGCCCTTTCTTCTGATTATAGAAAAAGTCAAATTGACGAATTTTATTATTTAAGAACATTATTAGGTATAACCTACCAAGATTTTGAAAGAATGCCAATATTTGTTAGAAAGTATCTACTAAATAAATGGCTTGAAGATAACAAGAAGGACTAAAAAATTAGTCCTTCTTCTATTTATATACAAACTGATAATATAAAATGGCGGAAAACGATTTTGAAAATCTAAAAAACTCCATAGAAGGCTTAAAATCTCCTATCGATAAGATATTGGAATCTATTGGGGATATGTACCAAGGTGCCGAAAATCTTAACAACGCATTTCTTCAAGGTAGAACCAGAATGGATGAAATGGCTGATGCGGTTGCTAGGTCTGCCGCTGGTGTTATTCGTTTGGGTGGTAGTATTGAACAAGTTTCATCAACAATGGCAGATATTGCCAGAGGTTCTGAAAGAAATGTTTTGGCTACGGAAGAACAGGTTAGTAAATTATTTGCCGCTAGTCAAATTATTGGTAAAGATACAGAGACTATTGTTCGTAATTTTGCACAGGCGGGTGTAGAGGCGTCTCAAATTGGTACCAACTTAGAACAATCTATAGAATATGTACAAAGTGTTGGTCTAAATGCTCAGGTTGTTATGGGTGAAGTTACCGACAACATGGCGTTGATGAATCAATTTAGTTTTGCCGATGGTGTTGCTGGTTTAACAAAAATGGCAGCACAAGCTTCTATGTTGAGGTTTGATATGCAAAACACCGCAAACTTTGCAAACAAAGTTATGGGACCTGAAGGTGCAATTGAAGCCGCTGCAGGGTTCCAAAGATTAGGAGTTTCAATTGGAAATCTTACTGACCCATTTGCGTTAATGAATCAATCATTAACCGACCCTGGAGCATTACAAGATAGTATTATTAATGCGACAAAACAATTTACTGAGTTTGATGAAAAAACAAAAACATTTAAGATAAACCCTCAAGGTATCTTAATGTTAAAAGAAATGGCTGATGTTACAGGTATTAGTGCTGCTGAATTATCTAAAACTGCTTTGGCAGCTGCGGATTTAGATAAAAGATTATCGGCA